TGTCCCACAATATGTGAAAGACATTTTTGAACTTTCTGCAAAAGGTGGAGATGTTGACAGTTATTTACAAAAGCTGACTTCAGGACATGCTACAGGGATAACAGAAAACCTTGACTTAACTTCTGAAGCAAATCAAATCTCTATCATCAAAACACAACTTCTTAAAGAAGGATGGGACAGTGATTACATAGACACTCAAATTGAGTTTCTAAAGGACTCTGATAATCTTGAGAAAATGGCTAAAAAACATTTTGAAAAATGGAAAAAAGATAATCAAGCTGAAAAAGAAGCGATAATGCAAAGAGCTAAAGTTGCTGAAGAGGCTGAGAGAGAGGGCAGGAGAAAGATGAAGAGTAGAGTTGAAGAACTTTTAACAAAAGAAGAAGAGCTTTTAGGTTTAAAAGTTTCTAAATCAGATGCTAAAACAATCCCTTCTTATATGTCTGATAAGACAGTCAAACTTCAAAATGGAAGTTACGTAACAGCAATGCAAAGAGATTTATATACAGCTCTTCAAGATGAGAAGAAAGCTGTTGTTCTCGCAAAACTTTTAAAAGATGATTTATCATTTTCAGATATTATAAAAAATTTAGAAACAAAAGTAGTGTCTAAAACAGAGGACATGCTAAAAGGTAGTAATAAAGCTATTAAAACAAGAAAGGTAAACTCGCAAAGCAAGCCAAAACAATTGGCAGATTATTTTAAAGATTAATTATTAAATTAGAAATTTATGGCAACATTAGGCAGTAAATTAATCACAAAAGAAATGCAGTGGCAGGCTAACATGACAGAACTTAACCATTTAGGTAAAGCTCTGATGATTAAGCCTACACAGCTCATGGGAAAAATGGATACCCTTTTCTCGGCTCAGAATTATTATTCTGACAATCCTCTTTTAAGTGTCCTTATGGGGAACAAAAAAACTGAACAAGAAATTGACGGTCTTATTTGGGAATGGGAACTTAAAGGTGCTAACAGCAGACCTTTAGTAGTACTAGAAGATGTTGATGCAGCAAATACAACAAAAGGTATGTTTAAAACTAACTTCCGAATTAAATTGGATGAGAATTGGTTTTTACCTGGAGACGTTATTTGTCCTGGTACTTCTAACAAGAAATATCAAGCTCGTATTGTAGATGCACCTCTTCGTGATGGAGATGGTTGGATTTATACTTTGAGAATGAACACAGATAACCCACAGGATTTTATGCCACCTGCATATTTTACAGCAGGAACACAATGGGCTAAACTTTTCTCTACTTATGAGGAAGCAGCAGAACAAGGTGGTTCTACTCAATTCAGCTTACCTATTGCGTTACAAAACCGTATGAACAAGTTACGTAAACAATACAAAATTACTGACTTCGCTTCAACAGCAGTTTTAGCAGTAGCTATTCCAGATTCAAAAGGTGGATATCACAAATCTTGGATACGTTATGCTGAAGTAGAGTTCTGGAAGCAATGGTATCGTGAATTAGAACGCAATGCTTGGTATAGCCGTAGCACTGAAACTGTTATAGGAGCAAATGGTAGACCTGTAGTTGCAGGAGCTGGTATTCAAGAACAACTTGAAGACTCTCATCAACATTATTATACACACTTAACTGCAAAGTTAATTGAAGAGTATTTAATGGACATTTTCTATTCTCGTATTAAACCTGGTTCAGGGCAACGAAAAGTGAAAGGTTACACAGGAGAGTATGGTATGATACAGTTCCATAAAGCTATCCAAAATGCTATTGGTGGTAGTGGATTTATCCAAAACGTAAACACTAATATCAACTCGGATTTACTTATGGGTAAAACACAATCTCCTTATACTTCTAATGGTTTAGTGTATGGATATCAGTTTTTGAAATATCGTATGGCAAATGGAATAGAATTAGAATTAGTTCACAATCCTCTATACGATGACAGAGAGATTAACTTTGAGATAGACCCTGTTACAGGATATCCATTAGAGTCTCAACGTATCACTTTCTTAGATTTTTCTGGAGAAGGTGGAGAGTCTAACATTCAGTTGAAAAAGAAAGCTAAATCAGAAACATTTACATATATTGAAGGTAACTATGGACCTTATGGACCAAATGCTTCAGGCAAGTCTGTAGCTCACGCAGGTGACTATTATGAAATGCACATTGGAAAAACTCAAGGAGTACACATCCAAGACATTACAAAATGTGGAGAATTAATTCTTTCTCGAAACTAAAATAAATAGGAGGGAGGATTATTTCTCCCTCCTATTTAAATAAAAAGTATGAAACAGATTTTTATTTATAAATTTTTAACTATATTTGTGCTATGATTTAAAATATATTTTTTATGAAAAAAATGGAAATTAGACCTATTGAGAGAATTAGGTGGCACAAAAAAACAGGGAAAGAAAGTTTTACACGACCACGTAAAATTCAACCCCTTGTTAATCCAGAAACAATGTCTTATGACACAGGATTAACTAAACAAGAAATTGAAAAGTTCAGCAAGATATTTAAACAAGACTTATCTCCTGTTTATAACCCTGAACAACCTCACCAATTTTGGGATTCCCCGATAATCTCTGTAAAATTGGAGAACAACACTATGTTCTTAGACTTAGAGAAAGACATAGATTATATAAAAGGAGCAGTGATAAAACAATCACGTTTTGTTGCTAACTCTCTTCGAGAATATGAAGAAGGGCTTTTTCCTGATGCTACACACTATATAGTAGATGAGGTAGAAGAGGTAGAAAGAATTGCTTCTAAAATTGAAACAAAGAAACAAGCTACAATAAAAGCTTCAAGAATATCTGGAGAACGTAAAAGAGAAATTATAGTTATCCTTTCTGGAAAGAATGTAAAAGGTTATTCAGATGCTTTTGTTGAAGTAGAGCTTGACAAACTTATTAACGGAAAAGATGGTAAGCCAGCTGAGGTTCTTCGTCTTATTGAAGAAGACCCTAAAAAAACAAAATATTTAGCTGTTGTACTTGAAGCTTTGCAGAAAAATATTTTAAAGCGAGCAAAGCATAAAATCATGTACTTTGAAAGCACTTTAGGAACTTCTGCTGAAGATGTCGCAGATTTCCTTATGGAGGATGAAAATCAAGACTTATACTTGCAGATTCTAAAAACTATAAACTAAGAGTATGAATATCAAGGAAATGCACTATGAATTGAAGAAAAAGCTCAACAAAGTTGATAGCCAACAGTACAAGAACTTACTTGTACCTGAGATTGATGTGGCTCTCAATGAAGCTCAAGAGCTTTTTGTCAAGATGGTTGCACAACCTAGATTAAAATCTTACTTAGGATTTGAAAAGTCTCAAAGAAACATAGACGATATAAGAACTATTGTTGTAGAAGAATTAGGATTGGGAGTGACAAACAACATAGTCACTCTTCCTCCTGATTATTGGCACTATATAAAAGGTTCAGTACATTGTACAAAAGCACAATGTATAGATGTTCCTTGTAGGTTATTTATAAGGAGACATGAAGAAGATTTCGAGAACAGTCCTTTTGATAAGTCTTCATTTGAGTGGAGACATGTGAATGGACTGTTTAATGAAAATGGAATAAAATTATTTACAGATAATACCTTTACCATAAATTCTGTGGATTTAGTATATATAAGAAAACTTTCTTATATACATAATGCTGAAGCCTTTGGAACAGGTGGTTATAGATTATTGTCTGGTAACCTGTTGAGTGGGACTAAGAATTGCGAGTTACCTGACCACACACACAGAGAAATAATAGATATAGCAGCATTACTACTAATGGGAGAATTGCAAATCCCTGGTGTAGACCAAAAAGTGCTAAAATTAAATCTAAACAAATTAAATTAATGAATTATGAGTAGAAACAATGATGTTTTTCAGATTCTAGTAGGAAAGACCCAAGATACAATCTTGGCTGCTGGCAACTACCCAGAAGACCTCTTACCAGGTCAAGTGGGTATCTTTGATGCAAAGACAAATGTCTCACTAGATGAAACTGCAACACCTACAGAATTTTATATAGGTGTTGGAATTGACTCTGATGGTGATGGTGTCACAGATAACATCGCAAAATCAGCAGGTCAATATATTCAAACTGCTGGAGTTGTAGACCTTTCAGTACGTAGTTATAACCAAGCTGTACCAGCAATTATAGAAATTGCAGGGTATGAAGCTGTATGTAACACAGACTATGCTTTACGTGTAGAATATCGTAATGAAGAAATCTACAAACGTCAAGGAACTGTAGGTTTTACTAAAACTTATGCTTTCACTATTGAATCAAATTGCCCAGATTGTGTTTGTGATAACAATGAAATCACAATAGCTCTTGTAAACGCTGTGAATGCAGATGTTGCAAATGGCTATGGTATTGCTTATGCTATCGCTAAAGATGCTCTTAATAATGGAGTATTGACAGGCTTAAGTAAAAGTTATGCAGTTGGTGATGCTATTTCTTTAGAAGATGTGGCTGTAGTTGCAGCGTATAACAAAGCTAATGACACAACTTTTGAGACAGCAGTACGTATCCAATCTCTTCCTTTAACTAAAAAAGATTTTAGTTCAATTAAAATGGAGTATTACTACTTACGTAGTACTGTTATAATTGCATCTAAAGCTGTAGGTTTTGGGGCAGAAACTACAATAACAACTATCCAAGTTCCTGTTAATGAAGGTGGTAGTGGTTATGATGTAAAACAAAAAGAGTATATTGCTGGAGGTTGGAATGGTAATCCTGGTGCTTACCGTCAAAATGCAGTGACAGGTCTTGCTAAAGAAATTCTTTATCAAGCTGATTTTGCAACGCAATATTGTATCTTCTCTTTAACCTATGACCAAAAAAGTCTTTCTGGTTGGGGAGAATATGAAAACAATCTTGCAACTATTATCTGTATTCCAATGACTTTGACAACTGCTATTGCAAGTTTAAAAACTGTATTAGGAGGAATTCTAGGAATTACTGTAACAGAAGAAGGTTTACCTGTAGCTGATGCAGGAACAGATGGAGCAGTGACTACTGCTGCTAATGCAGACTTCACAGTTTCTGATGCAGAGTCTGGAGTTGCCACAGGTAAAACTGCAATCAGCACAACTTGGGAACTTGTTTCTCAACCTGCTACAGCAGATGTTAAAATTACTGATGGAGACACTTTAACTCCTACATTTGGATTCTTTACTGTTGATGGTACTTATACCTTCAAATTAACAGTAGTTGACAGTGATGGTTTCTCTTCTACAGATACTGTAGCTGTGGTTGCAACAACCTAATAATTAAAGAACTGAGTACAAATTTATAGTAGGGAGGTAACTCCCTACTATTTTTATTTTTTCAAATAAATGGCAGCAGTAATAAACCTATTCAAAGTAGATGAAGCAGGAGAGACTTTTTCTCTAGAACTTTCTACTACACCTGGAAATACCATAACACAACTTCTCTTCTGGAAAGTCGGAGATTTCAAAGATTACACTAAAGCTATAGATTTTAGTGATAAGCTTTTCATGACTTCTGAAACAGAATCTGTAGTTATACAAGCTTCTGAGATTTCTGAATCTTATTTAAGTGGTTTATATTTTATAGAAATTACAAGTAGTGAAGCTACTGATAATCTTGCAATAGGAACTGCAACTAACTTATACAAATATCATGAAAGTATCCTAAATACTTTAATGAAAGTAAAAATAAATCAGTGTGAAATTGTTACTATAGACAATTGTGGAACTTGTGCAGAAAATGCACTATACAGTCAAGCTCTTTTAGACACACTACAAATTGCAATACAATATG